CTTACAGCCTGGGCCAAACGTGATCAATGTGCTGAGCGAAGCCAGCACCGTTACGGCGACGCTGTATTATCGGCCGGCCTATGCCAGCCTCGACGATGTGCCTTAGATGGCAGTATTTACGACACTGCGATTCGGCGATCCGTTTGGCGTACCGCTCGTCGAGTGCGCAACGTACGGCACGCCGGGCGGGGCAGGTACTGCGACGGTGCCGCTCGACGTGACGCTGAATTGCAGTCCGGGCGCGATCGGGGTGCTTGAGACGACGCTTCCCAACAGCTTTAACACCCAGTTTCTGATCGAGGATGGGCGGATCGGTGTTTGGCGCTCGATCAACGGAGCTCCGCCATACCTCGACAACGGGGCGATCTATCAGATCAGGTATCTGGACTATGGCCCAACCTCGATCTTCGTGCGGGCCTATCACGCGACGAACTTGCTCGACCGGCGGATCATCGCCTATGCGGCCGGGTCGACCTATACGACGAAGACGGCGGCGGCAGCCGACAACCAGATCAAAACCTTTGTCAACGAAAATATGTTGGCCGGCATCGTCGGGGCCGATCGTGATGGGGTTGAGACGTATGCCGATGTGAGCGCGTATCTTACGAAGCAGGTCAACCTGGGCCTGGGGGCGTCGATCGCAAAGTCGGCGGCCCGGCGCAACCTGCTCGACGTGTGCACCGATCTGGCCCAGGCGTCGACAACGGCAGGCGTTTACCTGACCTTTGAAGTATTCGCGCCAACCGAGTCAACCTTAGAACTCAGAACCTACGCAACCCAGCGCGGGATCGATCGGCGGGTTGGCACCGCAAGCCCGGTTGTGTTATCTGAAGCTCGGGGCAACCTGATCGACGCGCATCTTGTGATCGACTATACCGAAGCGGCGAATTTTATTGTCGCTGGGGGACAGGGCGAAGAAGCCGATCGGCTGATCGGGACGGCGTTTGACGCGACGCGCGCAAGCGCGAGTCCGTTTGGGCGGATCGAGAAGTTTCGCGATGCGACAAATGTTGCGAGTCAAGCAGCGGTCGACGATGAGGCGGATAGCGGTTTGCGCGCGTCGCGCCCACTGATCCTATTTACGGGCGAATTGGTCGAGACGCCTGCACTCACGCGCGGCATAGACTTCGACCTAGGCGACATCGTGACAGCTGAGAAGAATAGTTTGCAGTTTGATGTTAGGCTCGACCTGATCCGCGAGCGGATCGACGAGAGCGGCCGGCGTGTCGCGTGCGGGCTCAGGAGCGTCACATGAGCGATCAGAATGACATGCTCAAGCTGCTCTATGAGAATAATCAGCGCCTGAAGCAGACAGAGACTCGCGAGGTTCCGGGCAATGTGCCGGGCTTCTCTCAGTTTTATGATTTCGGCACCTATGTGCCGACATACGTTGGCGGCACAACGGCCGGTGTAACGACCTACACAACACAATCAGGCGCATGGGTGCGCGTGGGTGCGCTCATGGTTGCAACCGGCACCGTCGTGTGGACAGCAGCAACCGGCACCGGCAACGCGCGGATCAGTCTCCCGCTTGCGTCGGCAAACGTAGCGAATCAGAATTATAGTGGCAGCTTGCGTACGGTCAACGTCACGTTTGCAAATGGCACGCCGCAGATCATCGTTGTAAATAATAGCGCATTCTTTGAGATGCAAAGCCCGCTGACGAATGCGGCGTCGACGACGGTAGCGGTCGAGGCGGCAGGTAATATTGTGTTTACGGTTAATTACTTTATTGCCTAAAAAGAAGGAAAAGAGCATGGCAGTCGATCAGGTCGAAAAACGCCAGAAGGTTGCGCGCGACGCAACGGCACTAGCGCCGAATCTCATGGAAGCGCTGTATAACCTCGACGCCTTGCGCGCTCGACGCGACAGCGGCGGCCCGGGCGGCACGCCGCTTGCGTTTCTGGATAGCGACTTTTTTAGGACAGCAGGGCCTGAAGCATGTCGACAAGGCAACGATCGACGCCATGTTTGCAGCGATCCCGACATTGCTCGCGGCCTTCAAAAATCAGAACTTCGACGACGTATTTGAAGCAATGAGGCCATAACATGGCACTATTCACCCCACTGATGAACTATGCAGGCTATGAGCATGTGCTGAATGCCATGCCGACGTTCTATCATCCCAACGGCAACATCTACGGGATCGCCATCGCAAAGAAGGGCGGCACCTCGCAGGATCTGCAAGTGTTTCGCGTCAGGCCCGGCAGCCTGAGCAGAGAACTGGTACACACGTTTCGCGGCGGCGGCGTCGACGCCGTATCCCAGATCGCCGCTGGGGGCTGTGGCATTATGCAAGACGGATCGCTCTGGGCCTGGGCTTCGGCAGTGCCGCAACAGTCGCCGACGATTACAAAAACCGGCTTCGTCGGCGGATACTGGGATCCGATTCCGGGCGTCGACGACCCATGGGCGGCCGGCGGCGTTACGCTGCTGCCGGGCGTTCGGATGAATCCGGCATGGGAAGCTCGCAGCCTGACGGCTGGGGTTATGCTCGACATACCGGCGACGTTTGGCGTACCGGTTGCGAGTAGCTATCTTGTGCGACTGACGATGAACGCGCCGATCGCCAACGTACGCGCAAGGTGCGGAACGACGGCGACTCCGTTTTTCTTTACGGTTAATTCGCAGGTTGCTGGGGTTGACAACATGGATCAGGGCTGGGTACCGGGGCCGCTGTGTTACGTCAGCCCGGCCCAGGGGACTCCAGTGGTGTGGCTTCAGCTGGTGGGGTATGCTTAGGCAACCTTCCGATCCCTGATCGCCTTCTGTCGAGCACGATCAATCTCTTCGGCTTCGGTTGCGGCAGCCCGGCCGCGCCATCCCAGCAGATAGAACCATGCCCCGCCAAAGAACAGCATAAATAGCAGGCCCAGCGCCGCGCTGCCCCAGAAGCCATGCCAGTCCAGATCGAGGCTGAGCGGGGCTATAAGGGCCGTTATGCGAAAAGCTATGATAATGCTCAGGACAAACAGCGCCGCACGCCAGAGCGCCGCCAGTGGCTTCAGGAGCCATCTAGCGGCGATAATGCCGACGAGAAACGTTATGAGATAGAGCATTACGGGCCTTCCTTCGACAGTCTTTCGCGCTCAGCGTCGATCTTTGCCTGGTAGTCTTTGCGCAGTCGCCAGCCGTATCCGGTTGCCCAGTACACGAGCTGAAGGCGTGATCGCTCTTTGACGATCAGCGTATAGAACTGGGCCCGCTTGCGCTCGGCTTGATACTCGGGGTTTGGTATGTCAGTCTTTCGCGGCACGGCTCGACCGGCGATGATATACGGTGGATTGTTCGGGTCGTCGACTGGGATCGTACGTCGAGCCGGATAATACCCGCTCAGCAGGTATGCACCTCGACAGTTCGGGTTATAGCTGGCATTGTAGGCGCGATCTTCAAGCCAATCGCACAGCGCCTGCCAATCGTCGAGGCGATTCAAGGCGTCAGTTTCCATCGCCGTCACTCCCAAACATGGCCGGGTTGCGGCTTGCTTCGCTCAGGATTTTCAGTGCAGCTTGCCTGCTATCCAAGATCGCGATGGTGCCGGCGGTTCGCGGCCCTCGACCGCTGATCACGCCAGCCCTAGCGCAAAGGTCGAGGAAGCCCGCCGCGCCATCCTGGGTCATGTCGACGAGCTTAAAGGCACGATGGCCAATATTCAGTTGCATCGGGCCTTTGGTCAGGCGCTCGATCGACAACGACCGGGGCTGTTCTAAGATCAGCCAGAGGGCTGCCAGCGCCACATGGCGCATGTCGCGCTCAGTGTATGACCATTCGCTCATTTGCTGTGCGGTGATCATACCGTCGCCGGTCTGGTACTTGTCGAGCTCGGCACTGTGCCACGCATAGACCATGGCATGATACTGCTTGATGGCGTCAGGAATGTCGGCTGACAGGGGCCAAAAGAACCGGGCCCCAGCCAACACCAACAGGCCCCCGAAGACTGCGCTGATCAGTTGCAGGCCGGTCGACAGCGGCATGGCCCAGTAGACGAAGAGCGCGCCAACGCCGATCGGCAACAGGCTGATCATCGTCAGCCCGAAGAGCGGCGCAAGCGTCGCAAAGCTGGGCCGCAGACTGTTATAGTCGAGCGGGCCATGCGCCGGGCTGCTGATCGTTGTTGTCGTACGTCCTGAGAACATCTTACACCTAAGCTACCTTGATTCTACTGCACTGCATTTTATGCTGCGTCGCGACAGTTACCCAGCGACGCAGATCCCATGCTGCTTATAGTGCTTTCCGTGCTGCCCCGCCATCGCCAGGCTAACCGGCTGCTGACAGTATTTGCACGGCTTCAGCGCTGGGCTGTCGCCGGCGATCAACGCTGGCGTTTTTATATCCGTTATACGGTAGGCGCTGGCGTCGCTGGCAGGCAGATCCAAAGCAGCGCCGGAAGGTGCTGTCAACAATTTACGCGGCTGGGCAAGGTGCAAATTGTACAGGATCAGGATTACAGCCGATGCCACGTGCAGCCCAGGCAACTGATTGATCTTGCCGCTGTGCACCGCATAGCTGATCGCGGCTGAGAACAGTCCAGCCCCGACGATGGTCGCCCATGTCCAGATCCCAACGCGACCATGGCGGGCCCCGGCGATGGTGGCGATTAGCGCACCGTCGAGGCTCAGCGCTTGCGCGATGGCCCCGCCGACGACGATCAGCGGCAGCCAGGCTGACAGGGCCCCGAGAATACCGATC